TTCTAATTTTGGTACCAAAAATTTCTACCTTCACCGGTCGGCTTACTTTTAAATTGTATACAATACTGGATACTCCCAGTGGCAAGGTTATTTCAGCGTTACCAAAACCGGGTAGATTATTAATTGTAACCGAATACTTTTGTCTTATAAGATCTACACCCTTGGGCGCAGGTCCCCAATAAGTTTTTAAACTGGGCGAACCTTCGGCGTATAAAATTGAGCTTACGCCCGGGGGAGCCACATTTGGTAATGTGTATAGCGGTACAGTGTTACCAACTGTGATAGTTCTATTAGTTACATCAAATATCAATAAATTGCCATCAATACTGAGATTTATGCCCTGTCTTTCCAGATTGGGCAACAGCATTGGGCCCGATATTCGTCCTATAGCCATATTTTAAATCCTAAAGTCCAACGGAGAGAGATGCTTTAATAAGTCTGATATTATCTAAATATAGTTGAGTACCCACTGCCTTACCATTGGTTCTATCAAAGCTGCCAGCTACAACCACTAGTCTATACTGACCGATTTCTGACCCGGTGATTCTTCTTGACACTCTGGTCCATTCCTTGACTGTTCCGATGTCATGGAACAGTACTATAGTGTTACAGGTATCACTGACCAAATATGCTATAATGTCATAGTTTTCTTCAATATAAAAACTCAATGCTTTCATTTCTACTTTCCAATGCATTTCTATAACATCATTTAGTTCAAGCCTTAAATAGTTTTCACTTACTAAAATTGGTCCACGACCGACCTGACCGGGTTTTTCGGTACTACCTGCAAGCATTAACATCAGGGCTTTGGTTCCGCCAAAACCCGATACTAGATCATCACTATAGGCTGCCGAGTATGCTGCTGTTAAATAAGGCGATTCTACACCTGTATAGCCTGGTATAGTACTGGATGGTGTGTTACAACCAAGAAATTGTGTATTACCCCCAATACGGAAACTTTGTTTATAAATTTTCCATCCGGGTATCGATACAAACTGAGCCGTGTCCGATAATATACGATTATCTTCAAAGTCGCCATTGGCTACTACATTCACCACAGCACCAGGAGGGGGGATGGAGGAGGTAGTGGTGGTGGTAGTGCTGCCAGGGATGGTGGTGGTGGTGGTGGTGGAGGTGGAGGTGGGAATGGTTATAAAAGGAACAGGAGGTATAGGTTCAAATGCCGAACCATTCATAACACCATGCAGTATTACCACTGGATGTCCCATGGGCGGGGGACTAGTAAATGTAATACGAAAATTATCTATAGTGTAGGCTACACTTGGATTTTGAAAAACGTTTTGTATAAAAACCAATAGAAAAATTTCATTACCTGCAGGATAAGGATAACTCATTGGACTAAAATCGGTGGTAACACCGTCGCCGTAAAAGGTATCTTTAGCAGGTATATCAATTTCATTACCTATCATAGAGCGCCAACGGTTTTTAAAATAATTTTCTGGTCTATCTCTAATAGTATTGTACCTTGTAAGACCATTAACAGGACTGTTGGGTCCAACTGCACCAGATCCCATTGGTAGTCTTATACTGTAGCTACCAGATCGAAGTTCGCGATTCTTAATGTATCGGCCCATTTAAATTCCAATGGCAGAAACTGTGCTAATTACTCTTATGTTCGAACTCATCAAAGGCACAATTAAATTAGCCCAAATTGAATCCCCAATATTCATAATTAATTTTTCGGTATCTAAAACGTATGTATCGTTTGAAGTTAAAGGTACACTATGATAAATTATATTGTCATAAGATGCCACATTGCCAGAACTAACAGCATAAAGATTAAACAAAACTGTATTAATCCCAGCGTTACAAATATAAATTACAGTGACCGCCGAGCTAGTTGTTATACTTGTGAATATTGGGCTAGCTATGTTAGTTAATTTGGTACTGATAAATGGCATATAAATATCCTATAGAACCAAAGAAAACACCACTGCTTTCCGTTTGGTTATTAATTCTTCGTGATTACCGTTAATATCTGTGGTATATAGAGCAGTTCCGCCATTGCCTTCATCTCTTGCGTAAAGTACAACAGATCCAGGGACATTATTAGGAGCAGATCCTGTGTTAACCTTTTTTATCTGTACAGCTCCTTGAGTGGCGGTTCCATTATAACCCGGATTCAAAATTATATTACATAAACCCGGGCTACGTATTTCAAAACAACGAGTATCTAAATGATTACCTAATTTAGGATTTGTATCTTCCTCTATGTAACCTAGCACAGGATCTTTGCCATAAATATTAGCAAAATTAATTCCGTCGTTGGTTATTTGCCAGCTCAAAATTGTATCATTCCACAGTATACTTACTTCAGGTTTAGATCCGCGATCAATTTTTATACCCGCATTTAAATTAACAGTTGATAAATTAACACTAGTGCCCAATTTGATGAATCTATCCACCACTATATTTTGCATACTACTAATTTGGGTATAATTCGAGCTGACCACAAGATTTCCATTGATATAAACTGTTCCGAAACCTGTGTTAGCTGTAAAATGTATATCACCTAATCCGCATGAGCCAGATAAGGCATCTAAATAATAATTACCGGATATTCTATCAAAGGATGACATAATTTATAATTTTATGTATTTATAATAAAAATAGCCGCAGTAATGCGGCTATAATTATCTGAATCATAATGTCAATTAAATATCAACACTGTTGGTAAATGTAGCTGTATTTCCAGCTTCTTCCATCTGTGCTGCTGCATCGGTGGTATTAGCCACAAAGTTAAACTTACCTACATGCACTATAGTATCATTGATATCTTTAGCTGTGATTTTTTTTCCTGTTATTTTAACTACACGCCCAATTGTTCCTGAATCCGTTCGAATAGTAATACTCATCTCGCCAGCGGCAATATTAGCATCAATTTTATTTACTAGTGTGCAAATGGTTTTTATTCCACCGGCGTCTACACATTGAAATGTTTTACTACCAACTTGTTTGACAATAGCTCCATCCACACTACCAGTACCATTATGAAAACGAACACGAATGTTATTGGCATTTGTTGTACCAAATAGTCTTTTATTTAAAGGACGTCCCATTTGTTTCTCCTTATAAGTGGCGTTCTAGGCCTACGAGGTTGGGTTCCACATAAACTCTTTAAGAGCGAACAATGTATTTATCAATCAGTTAAAACAAACTGTTGCATGATAAAATTTTAGTAATGAACAAAAAACCGCCTTTCGGCGGTTTTTTGTTCTTCCTGTTCCTATAGAAGATTAAATGAACGACAGGTTTGCTACAGCAATTTCGCTTAGGTAATCACCTGCGTTACCCAAAGAACTTGCTGTATTTGTCAGCTCTACATAACCATAACGTGTCATAAAACCAACCACTGGTTCAAAAGTGGCCGGATCTAATACCACACCAGAGCTCATTAGAGGTACATATGGGCAATAGAATGCGGCTGCATCGGCCTCACTGCTACCCTTGTAACCAACTAGAACTGGCGTTGCATCGCTAGCATAGCTGTCAACATAAACTTTCATAGCATTGTTTAATGTACCAACAAACTTAGTGTTAGTTGGAGCTTCAAATGTGCCTTCCGTTGTACGAGCAAATGCCGAAGTTGTTGCGCTTTGTAGCACTGTTAGCGCAGACGGGCTAACAACTGCCCAATTAGCTGCACCTCGGCGTGTGCGTTGAGCTATGAGATTGGCAGCTCGATTGATCATAACTGCTAGAGCAGCATGTTCATCGCCAACGAATGTTGCAGTACCGCTCACAGCCCCTTGGTCATATGTAAATTCAGTTGCTGCTAGAGCACGTAGGCTTCCTAAAATTTCTTGATCAATTTCAGCTGTAATTTCTTGAGCTAATGCTGCCATGATTTCTGCTTCAACGTCAAGACCATGTTGTGATTGAGCATCTTGTGCTGCTTCGAAAGTCCATCGAGCACTTAATTTACGTGTTTTTGCTTCAACTGTTTGCTTTAAAATCTGGACGTTGATTTTACGACCCGGTAATCCTTCAAAAGCAGCAGTTGAATCTGCCTTGCCTGTGCTCAAGCTACCAGAATAAGCAGTAGCAATTTTGAATGGACTCAATGCCTCATCTCCAGCACTGGTTCCTGTATCAAAAGGAGCACTTGCTGTAACATTGGCTGTTTCAGCATAGCGAACACGTAAAGTGTGAATTTGAGCTACCGGACCAGTCATCGGCTGAACACCAACAATTTCGTTAGCAATAACGGTTGGCATCACACGCCGAATCACCGGTAAAATCACACGATTTAGAGTAGCAATTTGACCTGCATTAGTGGTCCCAGCACTTGCAGTTTCTACCAAACTTTTACGAGTATTTTCAAGCATTACACTCATTGAATTACGTCGTGATCCTTGTAAGCCTTCTAACAGGGCATCTTTAGTTTCGCCCCACCGGCTTTCTAATAGTTCTTGTGTCATTATTTTCTTTCCTTTAAGGTTAAACTATTTTATCTCAACCCCGCCAAACGCTTGAGTTCAACTACGTTGTTCTCAAGAGTAATTTCTTGGGCCGCTGCTGATTTAGCAGTTTTATCTCCTGTTACTTCTACACGGTTTTCTAAGAGCACTGTTTTTTCTTCTTTCTTGACACCAGTGTTTAAAACAGCAGGAAGATATTTTTCAAATGCAGTCTTCAATTTTGGAGTCTGCACACTTTCTAGTAGTTCACGCATTACCGCTTGCTTCTCTTTTATTAGATTACCAAGTAGTTCATCCATGACGGATTTACGATCTTGATTCTCTTTGATCAGGCGGATTTCGCGTTCCTTTGATTCAACTAGCTTTTCGGCTGTGATCTTTACAGATATAGCTTCTGCTAATTGTTTCTCTTGTTGCTCGATTATTTTTCTTAGCTTTTGTAGCTCTTTGCTTTCATTGAGATGTGTCAATGAAAACTCGCTAGCAAATGCTTCAAAAATACGACGACCAAACATGTTCTCGCGAGCCTGTTGGATGTCTTCTTTGAGTTGTACCAGTTCTGCACTTAGTTTATGACTAACTGATTCTTTTACAAGACGAGCACTTTGCTCAATAAATCGACGTTGAATTGATTCTAATTTAGTTTTAGCTCCGGCAACTAAACGAACTTTAGTTTCAACAATTGCTTTTTTGTCTTGAGAGAACTCACGAATTTCTTCTGCCAACGCACGAATAATAAATTTTTCTAAACGCTGATAATTCTCTTTTTGCAATTTACGGTCTTTGTGTAGTTCTTTAACTTCTTCGGTCAGTTTAGTAACCATGAAATCATTAAAGCGACCAGCACTTTCAATCATATGATTTTTTAATTTCACACGATCTTCAACCATGGCTTGCTTCTCGCCAACAAATTCTTCAATTTCTTTAGCAAGATTCTCAGTTACCATTTTGTCTAGTGCTTCAACCATTACTGTTTTATCGTGTTCATAACGACCAGCCATTTCCTCACGTACCTCGACACGAATTTGCTCACGAGCTTCATTGAGCTTGATTTCCCAAGCTTCATTGATAGCTGCACGAGTATCTTCGTTTATAATACCGCTATCTAGCAATGGTTTTAAAGCGTCAAACATTGCGGTTTTCTCCTATAGTTTTAAGTTTCTAATTAAACGAACCATCTCGTCCTTTAGATACTTTTGCACTTTTTGATTTTGATTAGCTTCACTGGCTATTTCAAACACACGATGCCCGTGACGCAGATTCATCAGTCCTTCATATATGGCTTTAGGATAGGCATGTGGAGCACTGGGTTGTGCTACAATGTCTACTGTGATGATTTCAAATTCACTGACGTGCCCAGTGGATTCACTAACATTACCGCTACCGCGGCTTGATACACCTAGTTTCACACCACTTTCTAACATGGTTTTAACTAATTGTCCCATTGGCGTTGGTAGAATCTTTAACTTCCCGTAACCGGTAGGCCCGTCCATCCACATTTGTTCAATCATGTGACTGACACGATCTAGATTTATCTTAAGATCATCGGGATGATCTACTTCGCCTAATACACTATACCCACTTTTAATTTGTTCATTGATAGACTCAACAGCCTTGGCTATTTCATTGACAGGGTAAACACGCTGATTAGCATTTTTTACTCCGCCTTCAATAAACACACCTTTCATATAAAGATTCTTACCTTGACCGTCGGTGCGATCTTCAGTGAAGATTTGAATCTTGGCACGGTCAAAAGTGAGATCTTCTCTAAGATAACGCATGATGATTTTAAATTACCTATTTAAAACACTTTTCTTTTCTACGCTCATGCTACCATTGGTAGTTTGGCCTTCTTTATCATTGGCTTTTTCGTAGCTAGTAACTTTTTTGTTGTACCAATCTTGAGCACCTTTATTACCACCTGGTTGGTTAACATTACGTTTACCTAGCTCGTGCTCGGTTTGACCTTTAGTATAAGCATTATTGGGTTTAGGTATTGGCTTACCGTCTGGTACTTGTTCTGCTCCACCTTTTACAATGTTAACATTACTACCGCCCATGTCGTTTTTCATGTCGTCGGTAGTGCTTTTCTTGTTAATAGTGGCAGAACCACCTGCACCAACTTCACCACCTTCAACTTTGTTATTAGGCATAGACACTTTATCTACATATTCACGAACAAAGGTTTCTTTTGGTTCTAAATCTTTTTTGTTCATTTTAGTATCGTTCATATCGGCGTGCTCGGGTTCGTTCATTTCGTCAGCCATTAATGCATCAAATTCTGCTTTAAGTTCATCTAATGCTGCTTCAAGGTCCATAACACGATCTTCGATGTCGCCACTGGCTTTGTCGTCGATATCGGAATTCATTTCATCGTCCATATCGTCCATTGATGGCTCTGTGTCGTCCATGTCGTCCGTGTCGTCCATGTCGTCCATGTCCAATGAATCCTCATCTTCGGCCATGCCCTGTTCATCCATTTCAACTTCGTCGACTAAACTTTCCAATTTGTCGTCTAAATTTTCATCATCATCTTCCTCGTCGATAAGATTTTCATAAATTTCTCGGCTTTTTTCGACCACGATCTGATGAAAAAGCTCTCGTGCTTTATCTTCTTGCTCATTGATAATAAATTCAATTAGCTGCTCATACTTGTTCATTAAAAGCTCCTGTAAAATTAAATTAACTACCCGGTTATCAAGTATTTACATAATATTATAATATTATGCTTATAATGGTAGTTTTTTGAAGGATTTTGATTACAAACCAGATGCTGCAACAGAAGCCGCAGGTTTATACTGTTTTGATAGTACTTCGACTTTCTTTTGTTCTTCGAATTTTTTTAAATCATTCACCATACGAAAGCGTTTTATTTTAGCCAAAGTTAACCGACTCTTACGTAGCTCGCCCATTTTTTTAACAGAATTATCGTTTTTCTCGGTGCGATATGGTGCAGGAATATTTTCAAAAATATCTGTAATAAACATAACTGTATTTATTCACTGGGCCGGAATTTCTGCTGTTGCAGTACCGGCAGTACTGCTTAGAGGACTGGTTGTTCCTGATCCAATTGTAGCCACAGTGGCTCCAGTGGTTTCCGTTGGTACTCCCTGGGGAGTGGTTGGAACTTTGCTAACAGCTTCTATGTCATTGGCAATGTCTCCAGGAGTAATACCTACACTGCGTAGCCCAATGTTATCAATAACCGAATTTGCAATTTCTCCTTGTTCCTGTAACCACATATCTTGATTTTCGGTCATTTCCTCTTCAGTGAGGCCTAGATATCGTTTCATTAAGAAACGTTTACTGAAGTACGGAACTTGTTCTAACTGCCCAAATACTCCAATTCTAGCAGCATCTATTTCAACCTGTCTATGTTGCGCAAAGTTTTGTGGTTTGTTTAAGTTTAATTCAAAAAGCTGACCATCTATGTTAATGCCACGCCAACGCATGAACATTTTAAATTCTTGATCTAGCATGTTAGAAATCATTTTTTGTAAACGAATACAATAGCGATTAAAACGCCATTCCTGTATTAACGCTGTACCCACACGACCATCGTTATAAGTTAATGTACCATCTTCGATGCCAGTGGGCAAATAACTACTGGGAATACGTAAACCACGAAATAATTTATTTGTAAAAAATCTTAGGTCCGTGATTTCGCCTAGGTTTTGACCACCTGCTAGTGTATCAACACTGCTACCGCGTCCTTCAGCAGTCTGTGGAAAAAAATAATCTTCATTGATGCTAATAGGATTATAGGTAGCATCCATCATGCTAACACCGCCACCAGTCTGTGTGGGTATTCGACGTTGGTTAATTTCGTTTTTAATCTTTTCAACAAAGGCCATGGCCATATGACTAGGCATGTTACCTACATCAATTTTAAATACTCTACGTTCAGGCGCACGTTGTACCCGATAGATAATAATAGCATCTTCTAGTAACTCTTTCTGTTTAAATACTTTAAAAATGTTTTCAAGTACACTGTTTCCAAAAGGCCAAAATATGTCTAGGCCTTCAGTTAAACTTAGATGTACTATATGTTTAGCATCCACAGCCATTTCATTTTGAGAATGAGTGAACCTACTCGCTCCACTATACGGTGCCATTGGTTGAATATAGCTACCTTGTGGACCACCAACCTGTGGATGGTTAATGTAAGTGTCACTGGTGCTAACAGCAGTAACTGTTAAATTTTTTAAATTAGGTTGTATTTCTTTAATAATATACTGTTCGGGTTCTTTACCTTCAGCTTCATTAACAATAATTTTAACAACTTTGCTCATTTCAACCCAATACAACTTAAAATTTTCAGGGTCACGTACAAATACTTGATCGCCATACTTTAAGGTATTTCTTACCATTTTAAATATACGACGATCAAACTCATTTAAAGTTATCCATTGTTGAAGTTGTTCGTTGATTATATTGATTTCACTATCTGTGGGCTTAGACTTGTAGTTAATTATGAAAGGTAAATCATTGATTTCATTTGGCTGACTACAAAATTCTGCTAGAATATCCAGAGCAGCATTTACTTCTGAGTCCATATCCATTTGTTCATATTGATTATAACGATCAACACGATTTGGGTGTCCAATGTAGACTTCAGGAAGATTACTTTGATAATTACGATAAGTTGGTTGTCCTAGAGTTGAATTTGAATTACCATTGCCAATTGGGCTCATAAGAGCTGGATTTGGTGCTTTAAAATATTTTTTCCAAGACATAATATATTTATAGATTAAGTTGAAATGCTAAGTATTTGTTGCTGAATGGAACGCATTTCATTGAGCACAGACAACATTTCATATTGTTGCCTCATTGATGTTTCTTGAAAATGATACTGATCTTGCATGGTACGTGTCAAATCAACAACATTAGTATCCTTGGTCATTGTTGTAGCTGACATCAGGTCACTGACGGTTTTACCCAATTGAGCACTTATTTCGGCTACTGCTTTTTCCGAACCATTGATTGCAGAATTAGTAATTTCGCTCATGACGTTGCGAAAATCGTCCAAAAAATTCTGTTGATCAATTGAGGATTTTGCTGTCGGCATACTTACTTGCGAAAGCTCTCTATTCATTGATGCAGTTTTTAACATATTGATAATATTAGTAGTTTCGCTCATGACGTTGCGAAAATCGTCCAAAAAATTCTGTTGATCAATTGAGGATACTGCTACCGGCATACTTACTTGCAAAAAATCTCTATTCATTAATGCAGTTAACATATTTTCTACATTGCCAATTTGTGTGTTTCTTGGTATTTCAAGACCAATAATTAAATTACTGAGATTGTTTACAAATCTAGTTAAACTAATAGCAAATTCTTCCAATGTATTTGTAAATGTCCGACTGAATTGCATGATTGGATCAAACTTGATGCTATCAGCAAATTTTTCTAAGGTATTAGCAAATGTCTGACTATTAACTGAACGCTGCATGTCATACATGAATGATGTCAGAGAATTACTTGTGCCCCTAAGTAAATCTATGAATGTGTTAGTAGGTACAATAGATCCATCTTTTTCAAAAATTCTAAGTTCCGGGCCTTGTTCACCAACTATATAAGGGATATTTTTATTAATTGGGCCACCACTGGCACGTTTTTCAGTGTCTTGAAAAAACGCATCATAGATTTTTTCACCTATATAATCACCCAATAAATATCCAGCACCACCAGTAATTACTGATCCTATACCTCCACCCAAGAGTGCTCCAACGGATCCAAGTGCGGCTCCGGTTACTTTCTTTACCGCTGTTTTGGTAACAGTGCTACCAGCTTCCTTTACCAGTCCTTGGCCCAATTTACTACCAACACCAGCCCCGACAACTCCTCCAACAGTACCCCCAACACCGGCTCCGACAACTCCTCCAACAGTACCAGCTGTATCTTTAGTCATTGTTAGGTTTGTTAATTTTTCAAGAATTTTATCAAAATTATTAAATAAACCTCCAAGTACTTCATTTACTCTTTCTAAAACATTGCTAATAGTACCGCCAACACCTTTAATATCCAAAGAATCGGCTAATTTTTTAAGCCCATCGGCAATTGTATTAACATTATCAGTTAATGCTTGAGCAAATTCATGCATAAGTTTTGAAATTTTTTCTTCAACTAATACTCTGAGTTCTTGTGCTCGTTGTTGAATTGTAACCAAAGCATTGGTCAATGGATCTGTATCGGCTGCTTGTCCACCTTTATCAAGATTAGCCAATGCGGCTTTTACACCATCCTTGGTATATTTGGATACAGTTTCCAACATGCCTAGTGATAGTCTCGCTATCTCAGCTAAAACTTGATTATCGGGTCTAGCAAAAGCTGCTGTTGCTAGAGATTCTTGTTTCTGCAAACCTTGACGTATAGTGTCAGAATTTTCACCCAGATATTCGACTACCTCCTTAACACTGATATTACCAGTTCTAGCACCCTCTGCTAACATTTCAGCCAGACGTTTTATTTCAGGGCTGATATTAGCAAAAGCTGCCAGTGCAGGTGTAATTATAGTTCCTGTATTGGCTATTTCAACTGCCATCTTACGAGCAGCTTCGGGGGCGGTTTTAAAGGCCTGGTCAACCTGGTCTCGCTGGGCTTGTCCTAGTTTGTTCAATTGTTGTTGAAAACGAAAATTCAGCAGATCTTGACGAGCTGCTTCCATTTTCTTTCTAGCATCTTCGCCGGTGATAGAAGAGATCAAGCGTAAGTTTTGAGCGTATTTTTCAGTTTGAACAGCAACTTCTCTGTCGCTGGCTTTGAGCGGCCCGGCCAAACCGGCCATTCTACTCATTGTTTCTGCTACTAATCCTGCCTGTTCTTCTACATTGTAACCCAAGGACATCAGTCGACGCTGCATTTCTATACCGCCTTGAGCCAATGATTTACTTAATTTACGAGATCCTTCAGTGACACCCAATCCAGCTGATGCTATATTTTGACTATTTTCGCTCACTACTCGAGAAAATTGTTCCAAAGTAAGTCCACCTTCATGTGCTGTGTTTAACATATCTCCAAGCCCACCAGCAAAAACAGCACCTGCACGATTGAGTGTATTAAATGATCTGGCATAGGTTTCAATCTGTTGAAAAATTATTTCAACTGCCTGACTTGCTACAGAACCTATTATCCCAATTACACTACCAAATAATTTGCCTAATCCTTCCGTCAAAGAGCCTAAAACTTTACCAAATCGCGGGAACATAATACTTACTAAATTACCTATTACACCGCCTAAATTGCCAAACATTTGTCCTGCAGCTCCAGCGACACCAGTTAAAATTTTTATGCTAGACGAAAACAAATTCGAAAACAATCTAGTATCGCTACTATTTTGAATTAGATTGTTAATAATATCTTTAGATGTTCCAATTAAACTATTTGCGAATTGAGTTCCTGTAGATACTAGATTCCGGGCAAAAGTTGCACTGGCACGCTTAGTATATTCCCAACCCACAGCCATTTCAAGATCACGTTTTTTAGCATTGAGTAGTCTGCGTTCTTCAGCATTTTCGGTATTACCAATGGCTTTTTGTAAATCATTAAGAGTAGAAGAAACATCCTTATACTGTAAAGAATTATCTTTAATAATATCCGACAACCTAGCTGCTGCTTCGGAATTATTCTTCAAAGATGATTTAAATTTATCTAGATCTTTGAGTAAGGAACGTAAACGGTCACGATCCGATTGCGAGTCGTTTTGTGTGACATTGCCAGCTATACCTTGCGCAATGCTTTGCGTTAAACGATCATAATCAATTTCTGCCATTTTTTTAAATAATAAATATCTATCTACATATCAATTTATTTATGGAAAAATTACCATGGAACAGCTACCTTTTAATCCTTTGAGTCGTTATTTTCGCCAACCTGTTATCTACTTAAAATTGCCCAGTGATGGGAAATGGTGGTCTCCAGAATCTTTAGATATTCCTGAAAATAGAGAGTTACCCATTTATCCTATGACTGCACGCGATGAAATCATATTAAAAACTCCAGATGCTCTCATGAATGGTCAAGGTATGGTCGATGTAATACAAAGTTGTATCCCAAATATCAAAAATGCCTGGTCATGTCCTAGTGTTGATTTAGATGCTATTTTAATTGCTATACGTTTGGCTACTTACGGTAATAATATGGATTTTGAAAGTAAATGTACTAACTGTGGTACTAAAAATCTACATGGTATCAATCTCAACGAATCGTTGGCTTCTATAAAATGCCCAGATTTTAGTAACCATGCACGGTATAAAGATCTTAAAATACAATTAAAACCACAAAATTATAAACAAATTAGCGGGGCAGGACAGATTACTTACGAAGAACAACGTATTAATAGCACTTTAATTGATCAAAATCTTCCAAATGCAGAAAAAAATAGTATACTTACAGAAAGTATAAAACGTTTAATAGATTTAGGCATTCAGGCCTGTAGCAATAGCACAGAATATATAGAAGTAAATGGTCAACAAGTAACGAATCGTGAATTCATTGATCAATTTTATAAAAATGCCGAAGCAGAAGTAATTAAATCACTACAGACCAAAATTAAAGAAATTGCAGAGCGTAATGTTATGCCACCATTTAGTCTTAAATGTGAAAACTGTCATACTGTTTATGAAGCAGAATTAAACTTTGACTACTCAAGTTTTTTCGCGCAAGGCTTTTAACCTTCAAAACCGAAGCAGAGATCATAGCATTTTTAAATAACTATGATCAAGAGATAAAAGCCTTTAAAGAAGAACTGCTGCGTATATGTTGGTTTATGCGGGGAGGAATTACATACAACGAAATCATGCAAATGAGTATAACTGAAAGAGAAATTATTGCTAATATTATTAAAAGCAATTTAGAAATTACCAAAGAATCTAAAATTCCATTTTTTTAAGATTTGCTCTGCAAATCTATTTCTTTCGCTTGCGCTCAGAAATTTTTTTTATTTTCTTTAGTTTAAATATTCATCCAGATAATTCAGTCATAATTTGCCCGTTTAGAGCAAATTATGCCTGGTGCATTCATCCGAGTGCATCAGTCACTGATCTGGTAGAGCCGATATT